GGCATCCAGTTGACTGTTGGAGACCCAGCAGCATTATATGTGAATTGATAATCACCAGCAGAAAGTCCAGTAAAAGTTACACCTTGCCAAGCATATGATGTTTGTATGTTGGTATCATAGGGAACTAATGTAGAACCATTGGAAGTAAAATAATTTGTTCCAGGAATCAATCCGTCTGGTGTTGTTGCTGACAGTAAAGACCAGTTTACAGTTGTCGCAGAAAAAGCAGTTCCGTTGATACCTTGTAAGGTTAAAGTTCCTTCATTAAAGTTAGTTCCTGGATGCCAGTTACCATACCAGAATGTAACTGACCCGTTGCCCCCACCAACATATCCTATAGAGTTGGTGTGTGCTAATGCTGCTGTTGGCACTCCAAGAAGAAGCGCAGACGCTGCAGCCAGCGCCTTTTGCGTTAAGGTGGACATAAAAATACAGTGAGTTTGTGGTTTGAGATTCCCTAGAACCTACAAATCACAACTCACTGTGGTGAAGTTGTTTTCAACTCAATGGTTGAAACTATTTATTACTCTTCTGTTGTTTCTGCTTCTTCTGTTACAGGTTCTTCAGTTTCTGCAGGTGCTTCGCTTGGAATAGGAACTCCAATTTGATTCAAATATTCGATTGCACCTTGAACTTTCAAAAATAAATCTCTTTTAGAAGATGATTGCTCCTGTAAGTTTGCCAAATCAGAACTCAATTGTTTTGCCTGATTATACAGGTTTAACATATGAGATGTTTGTTCTTCCGTAGCCATAATTTTTAATAGAAAATAATTTTCACACTATTTATCCTTTTTTCCAGGACTCACCTTCTGCTTTTCTTCTACGGGCAAGTCCTGCTTCTACATTTGAACCAGGATTGCGATAAAGGAATAAAGCATCAGGAACTTGGTCCCACTCTTTATTCTTCAGGCGTTTAGTAATAGTATTAAAGTTATCACCACCGTAAAAACCGGCACCAAGATTATAAGCAAAGCTGAGCAGAGCTCCTCTTTTCCCATCTGACATTTCTCCCCAAAAAGGTATTTTACGAAGTGCAGGAAGAAACTCTTTCTTGCACTGCTCAATGAGAAGTGCATCTGCTTCTGCCTGTGTTAATGTGTCACCCATTTTAAATGGTGAACCATCTTTCTTACGAGTGGAACCCCAACCGATTGTAATTGGAAGTCCACCCGTGAGAGGGTCGGGATATGCCTTAAGATGACATCCTTCAAACTCCTTAATTAATTTGATGCCCATCATTGGGACATCATCACCACCTGTTACAGGAGCTGCAGCAGCAGGGGTCACTGGTGCAGCACTAGTCTTTTTTCCGCGAAAGATCTCCGCCCAATCAGCATTATCTTCCAGATATTTAACTGGTAGATTATCTTCTAACCACTGAACTGCCTTGACATGATTTGGATTTCTTTCATCATAGAACTGAAAGAAATTATGTAGATCAATTTTTGCCATTGTTGCCTCCGAAGTATTTTTGATAAAGTTGATTTGCTTCCACGTGCTTGCCGTGATTTGTCAGATCTTTAATTCTTTGTAAGATCTTCCTCTTAAAATTAATCGAAAATTCTTCCCCATCCATCGTTTCCTCCTGGACACCAGCGGTGCTTAAGAACTGCTTTGGTGTAAATGGTCTTCTTACCATTTGTTACTGGACCAGTATAATTATCATTTAATGAACCATAAGGATCATTTACAAAATATCCCTTTCCGTCTGGGGTTTTACCAATGACGACACACATATGCCCACCAGTAGGAGCAGATAAAGAACCCCTATGCAAGATACCAATAACAACAGGTTTCCCAGCATCGAGACTTTTATCAACGTCAGCAAAAGAAAGATTGTAACTAAAGTGTGACTTAACTCCATAACCTGCAAGTACCTTCGTTTGTACCGCATGGTCCGTAGTATCGCCAATCGCAAATACTTTCTTAACGTATTCGTCATCGCCTTTAATTGAACCTGGCTTAAGGAATGCCAAGCACATTGCACACGATGAACTATTGCAAGTTCTATGTGCATCTCTGTAGTTATCTACTTGGTTGAAATAAGGAACTTCTAGAACAGCAGGTGTAGGTGGCTTGGTTCTATACATTCCAATCCAATCAGTTTCTGCATCATCCAGAAACTCAGCAGGTAGGTTATCCTCTAACCATTGAACTGCTGCAACATGGTTTGAATTCTTTTCGTCGTAAAATTTAAAAAAATTGTGAAGGTCTAGTGTCATCTCCCTCTCCTATGAACTCTAATGAGAAAATATCATGATCTAGAATTTCTGGATTCAACCATTCACTAAATTCAGATTGAATCGCATGGGCATCTTCAATGTTCTTTTCACAGAGAGTATGAATGCGGTCAACTGCCCAATCATGTGTTTGGCGAAGAGTCTTTTCCAAAGTTTCCATAATCTTTTCGCATATAGCGTCCTAGGATATTACTATTGTAATACGCAGGCGTTCCATCGTCAAGAGACTCGATCAACACATTATTTAGGAAAAGCTGTTTGGTTTCTTCGTAGTTGCATTGTCCTTTTGTTTTGTGGAGGCTAAGGATTGTTCTGCTAAACAAATTTTTTCCCCAAAGCTTAACGTCATCTTTGAGTTCAGGACAGGAGCCGTAATATGCTTTCCAATCGGACTCTGACTTAACCTTTCTAGATTTTCCTCTTGGTGTGCGGAAAGACCAGAAATACTTTCTACCAATATAACTACGACCAGTTTTATCGCAGTGTATATGATAAACAAAACCAAAATGATCTTGAATATGATCTGAATCAAATACTTCCCCATTGTAGAGCCAGGGATTTTCATAACTCATATTAAAGTATCTTATGAGCTATTATTTATCTTCAACGCTAGCAAAGCGATTCTAGCAATAAAAAAGGGGGTTTGTCAATCCCCCCATTTTTTAAGTTTAATAATTTGAGATCAGGCAGGAGGAAGTTTTACTGGATTTGGTCCAGTCATACGATCATAGATTTTTTGTGCTCTAGGGTCCTTTAACTTTTGTCCTTTGTCCCAAGTTGCTTTTTGTGCTGTATTCATTGGAACTTCTTGCTCAAGAATAGACTGAACCATCTCCTCATTCATTTGAGACATGACATATAGTGCTTCAGCATTAGTATCGGCATGTCCATTGGTGATGAGATATTCAAGAACTAAATCCCAATTATCCATTTCATAATGTGCCTTTTGAACGGGAAGAGATGCTCCCGAACCACCCATCCTCTTAATCGCAGCACCAGCAGCACCTGACTCTGGACCAGAAGTTCTATCTCTTAATTCAGTTGCTTTATTAATTTTTTGCTGCTGTCTATGTCCTGCTGGATTAATATCAAAACTTGCCTCATCAACCATTTTACCTTCTGGTTCAAAAGAATTTCTCAGACTATCAATTGCTTTCTGAGTCTGTTGATTTCTCTGTTGTAGTTTACCAGCAACGCCTTTTGCTTTATCATAAACTTGTTTGCCAGCAAGAGCTGTCCCAGCAGCAAGAGCTGCTCTAACGCCAAGACCTACTAGTGGTGCCATCTCATCAACTTGCTGAACATCTTCACCAAGTCTTGAAGCGGCTCCTGCTGCCTTCTGAGCGACCTTTCCAACCGCCCCTGCTGCCTTACGGAGACCCTTTCCAATCAGACTCTTAACACCACTCTTGACTTGCTCTTTCTTCTTCTGAGCGCCGTAGGAGATCTTGTGAGTGGCAGTTCTTGCTGCTCTTCTAGCGGTGTCCTTAGCGACTGAGGCAGCGATACTAGCACCTGCAGCTGCACCTGCTGCCTTTGCCTTAGCGCGTCCTACAGCGGTCTTTACTGCTGCTTTACGGGCTGCTGCTTTCTTTTCACCAACCTTAGTCTTTGCTCTTTCACGTCTTTGCTCTGGGCTTTCAGTATCACTACCATAAGTGACTTTTGCCTCATCGATGAATAAAAACGCTGCGTTCTCTACAGCAGTGGCTGCCTCATCAAGAGTGTATCCAAACTCCACACACTCTTCAACAAGTTCTTCTACGATCTCTTCAATCATTTCACATGAGATTCCATCTGCTTCTTCATAGATGTCTTGATAAGAATCATATAATGCTTTTAAATCAGATCCTAACATTTTTATACTTACAGGAATTCCTGTGAATATTTATAAAAAAAGAGGGTCCAAAGACCCTCATTTCACATCATCATTACATTTACCCAACCATTCTTTTTTGTAATCATAATCACCAAACAAGTATTCATCACATTCTGCTGCTTCCTGGTATGCGTTCAGGATTGCCTGTTCGCACCATTCATCATAGTTGGAATCCTGAGAAAGTATCTTTGGTAACATCTTGTTTAATCCCCCCTACAATGTATGATTCAACTTCCGTTTCCTGTGGTGCCACTTGGAGACCCTTGGAGGAAATCCAGTGCTCAGTCCAGGGGAGTGGATTATTCTTCGCAGGGATATCATAAAGTGGTTTCAGTCCAATCGCCTTCATTCTACGATTCGCAATCCATTCGACATATTGTTGTAGCAATTTGTCATTCAGACCGATCATAGAACCATCCTTAAACAGATACTCTGCCCAAAGTTTTTCTTGATTTACAGCGTTCTCAAAAGTTTTATAGAACCATTGATCCTCTTCCTTGGCAATTTGCGCCATCTCAGGATCATCACCTTCCTTCCACTTATTAAGAATATTTTGAGTGATAACCAGATGCTGATTTTCATCACGGGCAATCAGTGAGATGATCTTTGCACTTCCCTCCATAAGCTTGAGTTCGCCAAATGCAAAACTACAAGCGAAGCTGACGTAAAAGCGAATACCTTCAAGAATATTAACGTTTGCAACTGCTCTGAAAAGTTTTCTTTTGAGTTCATACCTTGCTTCTTTTGCGTAGGGTACTTGTTCCAAAGCATGGACCCACTCATTTGAATTATCGTAGTGATGAGCACTATTGATGAAATCGTTATATGCCTGAGTGACACTCACGGCACGTTCCATAATGCGGTCTTCTCTGAGAATAGTATCAAAAACTTCAGATGGGTCTGAGTAAACATTCTTGATGATATAAGTGTATGAACGGGAATGGATCATCTCCATAAACTCCCATACCTTCATACAAGCTTCCAGTTCAGGAAGTGAGCAATATGGTGCAAATGCCATACCAGGACCACGACCCTGAACTGAGTCCAACATTACCTGATACTTCAGGTTGCTGGTGAAGATGTGTTTTTGCTCTGGGCGTAGCATATGATAATCGCTACGATCTTTTTGAAGAGATACCTCTTCGGGTCTCCAGAAATAACCCAGTTGCTGTGTTGTTAGTTTATCGAATATTGGATACTTGTAAGAGTCATATCTTTGAATTCCTAGTGGTTGTCCAAAAAACATTGGTTGCTTTTTGGTGTCTACCTCATTGGAATTAAAAACGGTCATCGATTCGACCATTTTTTTATCCTCCAAACCTGTTTTAAATCTTACAAGACTCACAATCTTCCTCCTCTGATTCTAGAATATCGGAAACTAAATTTTCAAGAGACTGACGGGTTTCTTCAACCTCATCATTCTTCATGTCGTGTGTATTTTGATAGTAGCTGGTTTTCCAACCGTACTTATATGTAGTCAAAAGGTCCTGTGCCATCACTGAAGTAGGAACTTCATTATCTGGGTAATGCTCTGGATTATAGGACCAGTTTCCAGAAATCGCTTGATCGAAGAATTTTTGCATAACAGCAACAATATGAATATACCCGCGATTGCTAGGCATATCCCAGAGCAGCGTATAATTGTTCTTAAGTGTTTGATACTGGGGAACAATCTGCTTGAGTGGACCTTTCTTGGACTTCTTAATGGACAAGTATCCGCGAGGTGGTTCGATTCCGTTGGTTGCGTTTGACACAACGGAACTGCTCTCCGATGGCATCTGTGCGGACAATGTTGAGTTCCGTACCCCGTATTGTAGAACCTGTGCTCTAAGAGACTCCCAATCATACTTCAATTCGTTTGGAACGATTTCATCCACATCCTTCTTGTATGTATCAATCGGCAGAATCCCCTGTCCATACTTGGTACGATGTGAATATTCACATGCACCTTTTTCCTTAGCAAGATTGACCGTTGCCTGAATCAAATAATATTGGAATGCTTCTGTGAGATCGTGTACCAGTTTCCAGGCACCAGGATCATCGTAATGCTCGCCGTGCTTGGCGAGATAGTGTGCCAAACCAATAAACCCTACCCCAAGTGAACGACGCGCCCTGGTGGCGATTTCTGCTGCTCTGACGGGGTATCCTTGAAAATCAATGAGTTCATCAAGACTCCTAACAGCAAGATCGCAAAGAACTTGAAGATCCTCAAGCTCCCTAACTTTACCAACATTAATAGCAGAAAGAATGCAAAGAGCAATTTCACCATCAGTATCATCAATATGCTGCAAAGGTTTGGTTGGTAGAGTAATCTCTTGGCACAAATTGCTCATCTCAACTTTATCTAGGAAGGAAGAATGGGAATTGCAATGGTCAATGTTCATAATGTAGAGACGACCAGTTTCGGCACGTTCTTTCAGGAGTGAAAGAAATAGTTCTTGAGCTGCGATAGTTTTTCTTGGAATAGACTCATCTCGTTCATAACGAACATACAACTCGTCAAATCCATCAGTACCAAAAGCATCATACAGACCAGGAACGGAGTGAGGAGAGAAGAGTGAGATTTCTCCGTTTTGAATGAATCGTTCATAGAAGAGTTTGCTAGTTTGAATAGAGTAATCTAGTTTACGGACACGATTATCTTCAGTTCCTTTGTTGTTCTTTAGAACAAGGATGTCTTCTATTTCTTGGTGCCAGATAGGAAAGTGGACTGTAGCTGAACCACCTCTGATCCCGTTTTGAGTGCAGCATCGTACAGTTGCCTCAAACTTTTTAAGGAAGGGGACAACGCCTGTGTGTTGTACTTCTCCACCACGGATTTTGCTGTTGATGCCACGGATGCGACCTGCATTGATACCGATACCCGCCCTTTGTGCAACATATCTGCCAATAGCCATATCGCTAGTAAAGATACTATCGAGGGTGTCATCAACATCAACAAGGACACAGCTAGCGTATTGTCTAAGTGGCGTTCGCA